TAAAGAAGAAATAGATTTAGTTAAAACTTATGGAGGTGAAATGATTTTTACTCCTGGAGATGTTGTTTTTTCATCAAGTAAGATCATTAATAAATTATCACCTAAAATTGATGATGAAAAATTGTTATACTTAATGGATAATAATAATATTAAATTTGATGAAAAGATCCGAATTAAAAGAGTTTATAAAAGGAGAAATAGTAACAACATTATCCGAAGCATCTTCCGAAGATGTTGATAATCAAAAGGAATTAAATAAAGAACTTGAAAAAACAGCTAAATTAAGTAAGGATTTAGGTTTAGAAGAAGCTAATCCAAAAGGTGAAGACTTTTTTTATGATTATTTAGATATTGGTATGTCTTATTTAGACGGATTCGGTAAAAAACATTCTTTAGATGATAGTCAGTTAGAAAAACTAGGTAAAAAAATAGTAGATCAATTATATAAAGGTGATGTTGGCAAAGCATATGATGCTATTGTTAAAAGAGGTGCAATGAATGAAGATGAAGATAAAGAACCATCTAAATCCGATATTAAAAAAACTAAAGGTTTAGCCAAAGCAAAAGAAGAATTAGCTTTATTAACTCGTGAAATGAAGTCATTAGCTAAGAAATATTCTAAAGCTGAAGGTGAAGAAAAAGAAAAATTAGTTAAAATCTTAAAAGATAAAACTAAATTAAAAAAAGAATTAGAAAGTATTCTAGATAATAAAAAGATATAATGTCATCTAAAGAAAGGTTTTTATATTTCGCTATAATATTTTTTAGTGTTTATTATTTAGTTAATATGTACTCCTCAAATGAGGAAGAATATATTACTGAGTATAACAGTAAAATAGAAGCCTTGAATGATAAAATTAATTCTTTACATGATGTAAATGAGAACTTAACATTAGAAATTGATGTATTAACTACCCAAATATCAGTATTAGACCAAGAAATTATTAAACAAGATAACAAAATAGTTACATTAAAAAGACAAACAGATGAAAAAGTTAATAATGTTGATCTTTATAAGTATGATGAGCTTGAACAGTTTTTCACAGAACGTTATAGACAGTACATCGATCAAACTAAAAAAACCGATAGCACGATTAGTAATTAAGGATTTAATAATCGGAGATAGTTTTAAAAAAGAACTAAATTTAATAACAACTAAATATTCCTTATTAGAAAATAAGGTAATATTAAAGGATAGTGTTATTAATAATCTTAACTTTCAAATAAGTAATTTTAATTCTATATTATCAACTAAAGGATCTCAATTAGAATTTACTAAACAATTAAACGATAAGTTAAGACTTGAAATTAAAAAACAAAGGCTTAAAAATAAAATTTTAGGTGGTGCGGGTTTAGTAGCAATAGGTGGGGTAATACTTATATTAAAATAACTGCATGTCAGATTTAAAAAAAGTTATACGTCAAGAATATCTTAGATGTGCTAAGGACCCAGTACATTTTATGCGTAAATACTGTTATATACAGCATCCACAACGTGGCCGCATACAGTTCAACCTGTACCCATTTCAAGAAAAAGTATTAACGTTATTTCAAAACAATGACTATAGTGCCATATTAAAATCTAGGCAATTAGGTATATCTACTTTAGCAGCAGGTTATTCATTATGGTTAATGACATTTCATAAAGATCGAAATGTATTAGCACTAGCAACTACACAAGCAACAGCAAGAAATTTAGTAACAAAAGTACAATTCATGTGGGAGAATTTACCCTCATGGCTTAAAGTAGATTCTGCTGAAAACAATAAATTATCATTAAGGTTAATTAATGGTTCAAAAATACAAGCCAAATCTTCTAATGCCGATGCTGCACGTTCAGAAGCAGTATCTTTACTAATTATTGATGAAGCAGCTTTTATTGATAATATTGCTGAAACATGGGCATCAGCACAACAAACCCTAGCAACAGGTGGTGGTGCTATTGTATTATCAACCCCTTATGGTACTGGTAATTGGTTTCATCAAACATGGGTTAAAGCTGAACAGGGTGAAAATGAATTTTTACCTATTAAACTTCCCTGGTATGTTCATCCTGAACGTGACCAAAAATGGAGGGATGCACAAGATTCATTATTAGGTGATCCTAGACTGGCGGCACAAGAATGTGATTGCGATTTTAGTACCTCAGGTGATATAGTATTTTATAACGAATATTTGGAATATTACGAAAAAACTTACATTAAAGACCCTTTAGAACGTAGAGGAGCTGATCAAAACTTATGGGTTTGGGAAAACGCAGATTATACTAGGTCCTATATGGTAGTAGCTGATGTTGCTCGTGGTGATGGAAAAGATTTTTCTACTTGTCATGTAATGGATGTTGAAACCAATGTTCAGGTAGCAGAATATAAAGGACAAATTGGAACAAAAGAATTTGGTCATTTATTAGTAGGTCTAGCTACAGAATACAATGAAGCATTACTTGTAATAGAAAATGCTAATATAGGATGGGCAACCATACAAGTAGCTATTGATAGACAATATTCTAATCTTTACTATTCACAAAAGAGTGGAGAGGCCAATGCTAATTCGTATTTTGACAAATATCAAGATCACTCAAAAATGGTAGCTGGTTTTACTATGTCATCTAGAACACGCCCTATGATAATAGGTAAGTTCCAAGAATATATAGCAGATAAAGGTGTAACAATTCATTCAAAGAGGTTAGTTGAAGAAATGAAGGTGTTTATTTGGAAAAATGGTAGAGCGGAAGCACAAACAGGTTATAACGATGATTTAGTTATAGCATTTGGTACGGCAATGTATATTAGAGACACAGCCCTTAAATTTAGACAAAGGGGAATTGATATTACAAAACAGTCAATAAATAATATGACTGTTAATAGAACACCATATCAGGGGAGTTATGGTAGTAACCAAAATGTAAAAAATCCATACGAAATTAACACCCCAGATGGAAAAGAGAATATTAGTTGGTTATTATGACCATATTTATAACAATAATTATATATTAGATGGCAGACACAAGTGTATTTACAAGATTAAGAAGATTATTTTCTACAGATGTAGTAATAAGAAACGTTGGTGGTGACCAAGTTAAAACTATAGATTCGGGTCATATTCAATCTAGTGGTGAATATGAAACTAATGCGTTGGTAGACAGATTTAATAAAGTTTACTCTTCTGCCCCAACCTCATTATATGGGGCACAATTCAACTTAAATTACCAATATTTAAGAACACAGTTATATTCTGAATATGACGTAATGGATCAAGATGCTATCATAGCTTCCTCTTTAGACATTATAGCGGATGAATCAACCTTAAAAAATGATATGGGCGAAGTACTTCAAATTAGAAGTTCTAATGAGGATGTACAAAAAATCCTTTATAATTTATTTTATGATGTATTAAATGTAGAATTTAACCTATGGATGTGGGTTAGACAAATGTGTAAGTATGGTGATTTTTTCTTAAAGTTAGAAATAGCAGAAAAGTTTGGTGTTTATAATGTAATACCTTATACTGCGTATCATATTGAAAGAATTGAAGGGTATAATCCAGAAAACCCATCTGAAGTTAAGTTTAAATGGAACCCTGAAGGTTTTTCTGGTGGTTCATCTAGTGGTTATTATAATGTAGCGGGGGCTAATGGTGACTATGATGATAGGACTGGAATTACATATGACAACTATGAAATGGCTCACTTTAGAATGGTAGGGGATGTTAATTATTTACCTTATGGTAGATCTTATATTGAACCCGCTAGAAAATTATTTAAACAATATACATTAATGGAAGACGCGATGTTAATTCACAGAATTGCTCGTGCACCAGAAAAAAGAGTATTTTATGTAAATGTTGGAGCTATTCCACCAAATGAAGTTGAAGCATTTATGCAGAAAACTATCAATAATATGAAACGTACTCCAATGATGGATGAAAAAACCGGTGAGTATAACTTAAAGTATAACATGCAAAATATGCTTGAAGATTTTTATATTCCTGTTCGTGGTAATGATAGTGCAACAAAAATTGAAACAACACCCGGTTTACAATATGATGGCATTTCGGATGTTGAATACTTAAGAGAAAAATTGTTTGCCGCTTTAAAAGTACCAAAGGCATTTATGGGTTATGATGAAAATACAGAGGGTAAAGCAACTCTAGCAGCCCAAGATATTAGATTTGCCCGTACAATTGATAGAATACAAAGAATTTTACTTTCTGAATTACAAAAAATTGCATTGGTGCATTTATACACCCAAGGGTATAAAGATGAATCCTTAACTAATTTTGAATTATCAATGACAACTCCTTCTATCATTTATGATCAGGAAAGAATTGAATTGTTAAAGTCTAAATCTGAATTAGCAGGTACATTGTTAGAACAAGGTTTAGTACCATCTGATTGGATTTACCACAATGTTTATCACTTTAGTGAAGACCAATATGATGAATACAGAGATATGGTTCGAGAAGATTCAAAACGCAAATTCAGAAATGCTCAAATTGAATCAGAGGGTAATGACCCTATATCATCTGGTAAATCATATGGTACTCCTCACGATTTAGCTTCATTATATGGTAAAGGAAGAACAATGTCTGATCCAGGTAATGTACCTGATGGTTATAGCGATGACTTAAAATTAGGGAGACCAAAAGATGGTATTACTAATAGGGGTAAACAAGAAAATAACTTTGGTAAAGACCCATTAGGAGTTAAACGTATGAAAGATACGGACAAAAACGACGGAAAAAATAAACCAAGACTTTCTGAGTTTGAAGACCCTAAGATTACTTTTTTAAAGAATAAAGATATCTTTAATAAAATTAATGAAAAACAGTTAATTTTTGAACAAGATAAAGATACTTCTTCTTTACTTGATGAATCTCAACTAAAATCCTAATATTTATAAATAAATATATTTTTGATGAAAATTAAACACTCAAAGTATAAAAACACCGGTATATTATTTGAACTATTAGTTAGACAAATAACCGCTGATACTCTTTCGGGGAATGAATCTGCCGCTATAAATCTTTTAAAAAAGTATTTTGTTAAAACGGAATTAGGCCGCGAATATAAATTATACGAAGCTATTAGTAAATCTTCTATGTTAAGTGAAACAAAGGCAGGTTTGTATATAACTACTACATTAGACAGTTCAAAACATTTTAATAGAGGTATACTTAAAAAACAAAAGTATAACTTAATTAACGAAATTAAAGAACATTATGATTTAAATACTTTCTTTGGTGCTAAAATCAAAAATTATAAAGAAATAGCAGCTTTATATACTTTAATAGAAGGGATAAATACAAAGGGTTTAGTAGACAATAAACAATTAATTGAAAATAAGATTACATTGTTAGAGTTTCTAACTAGATCCAAAATTAACCAATCTAAAAAAGACCAACTACTTGAAGAATATTCTAGTTATGATAAAGACATAAGGACATTAACTTATAAAATATTACTTGAAAAATTTAATGACAAGTATAATTTATTAAGTAATGATCAAAAACAAGTCCTTAAAGAATTTATACACTCAGTAGATTCTACACCTGGCTTAAGGAAGTTCTATAATAATAAAATTAAAGAGCTAAAAGAGACTTTAAATACTGAATCTTTAAATGTTAAAGATAAGGCAACACAGGTTAAAATTACTGAAGTAGCTAAATTTTTAGTAGAATTAAATAAAAGTGATAAAGTAGGTAATGATAATTTAGTTGATTTGTTACAATATTACGAATTAGTTAAAGAAATTAAAAACACTAATGGGGTACAAATATAAAGTTAAGGAAATAGAGATAGGGGATACAAAAGTTACTGGGGGTGTTAAATCTGTAGTTACAGATAAAGACCCCGAAACTGGTGCTATATCTTGGTCTATAGATTATGTTCCAAATTTAACTAAATTAGTTGAAGATTCTACTGAACTAGTAGATACAGCAAAGAGTGTTTATCAAAGAGCTAAAGATGATAAAAAATTTTTAGACATATACGAACAAGCAAAACAATTAAGAAATATAATTCGTACCCATGTTAGAAATAATTACCCAGAAGATTATAAAAAGGCAATTAGAGAAGAAGAAGTAGATGAAATGTCTACATCAGGGGGTGCGGGTGCTTATTTAACACCATATGCATTTAGAAAAAAAGGTTCTAAACCTAATATTAAGGCATATAAAGAATTAGGATATAAAGAAGTAGAAGAATCTGCTGAACAACCGGGCGAAGATCTAGGCCCAGGACCTAAAGCAACAGAAAATGGGGTTAGTGATAATGCGTATGTAAAACAGTTTAAATATAAACTAGTACCTAGGGACAAAAATGGAAATTACGTACAAAAAGGTAGCGGTTTAGAAGTAAAAAACGTTTAATATGTATAAGTATAAGGTAGTTAAGGAAGAAGAAAGTAAGGCAGAAAAATTCCAACAGGAACGTATTAATGCCTTTTCTGAAATTGAAAATGAACTACAGTCTTTAATCAAACCATTAAGACAAGCAAAAATAGAAACAATAAAAACATATAAGCAACAACCAGATACTTTTGCAGTAATAACCCCAACGGACATAATTAAAGACTATATAAAAGACATCAAAATACTATTAGAAAAATAATATGAAAACACTACAAGAACAATATAATTTAATCCAAGAAGGTAAGGGTCGTAAGGATTTATTCCTAAAGGAAGCTAAAAAAACATACCCTAATTTATTATCAAATCTTACTTCTTACAATGATGCTACAAGTATTTTAAAGAGCAAAAGTAAAATTAGTGAGGGTTTAGGTGATATTGTTACTTTAAAACCTTTAGTACAATTAACTTCTGAAGATTTTAACCCAAATAAACAAGCTTGGGAAAATAAATATGAGCAATTTGTTAATGAAGAAAGAGCTAAGTCTTTAAAACCTATTATTGATAAAGATATTGATGAAAAACTCAATACTAAAAAAGAAGATGAAGCAGTAAAAGCTGATGCTAAAAAAGTAGCTAAAGGTGTTGAAAATGTTGAGGAACGTAATTATGATTATTCTCCAAAAGAAGATAATATCAACAATGTCAATGCCCAGGAAATGATGAATGGGGTTTATTATGAACTTAAAGAAGATCCTAGCTTATCATTAGAAGAAGCACAAGAAAAAGTAATTAAAAACCTAGCTAAAGACGAATTACATTATGTAAAAGAAGGTCAATTTGGTGTAGGTATAGGATACACAGAACCAGAAGTACAAGAAAAT